CGGTCTATGTTAAGTATATTATCTGCAGACGCGTCATACTTTATGGTACGTAGGCTTTCAACCGTTAGTACCTGCGCTGTGCGCAGTATGACCTTCGCGTGTGCAAGGGTAGTTCTTTTTAATTTAGGAAACGCTCTCTTAACTAATGGAGATGGCGTTGCTACATGTGTAGCTTATGTTTGTCAGTTCGGTCTATCTGACCGATTATTGCGGCCTGGGCGGCCAGTATTATGGAGTCTGCTTCTTTTTTGACGTGTCCAATGTTTGATTGCTCCTGATAGAATCGGTGGAGCATGTGGGCGATCACGACCCTAGCAGCGGGGAGGTAGTCGGCGGGGATTGCACCGGCATAGAAAGTTGGCATGACGTATGATTGGTCGAGCATGGCTGCAACTATCTGTGGGTGTAGGTACGAATTTAGTTCACCGAATGGGATCCCCTTCGATTCAGTGCGTGCGAGTATCTCTCTGACGGAGATACGTTCCAACGTTTTACTATCCCTCAGGTCTTTGAGTAATGACGGGGAGATGGAGGCGAGGCCGAGCGCGCGGCCGGCCGCTGTAGCAAGCGCGTCTTCGAAGTCAAGGACGTTGTATTCCCTGATGAGACGGTAGTCTTCATCGAGTAGTTTCCTCCACAGGAGGGCGGAAGCGATCCTGATGTCTTGCCTCTCTTCATCAAGGCCGTAGTAGACTGTGTTGTCTTTTGGGGAATGACTGAGTTTGTTTAGCCATACGATGTGGTCGGCGATTGCGTTACGAGCAATGTTGTCGCTGGCAGTGTGTTCCCTCTTATCTACGCCGTATGTGGCGGCGGAAATTAGGTCTCTGTGCAGGCGTGAGTAGCTGTCGCAGGTGATGCCCGCTTGGTTAAAGCGGCCGTATACCCGGAGCATTGCCGCGTTAACGCCGTAGTGGGGTGCGCCCTCGAGGGTCCAGGGCGCGCGCGTCACAGGCCAGGGCTTGCTACTAGGTGGCTTGACGTGCCCGAATTGGAGGTATCGGTAGCAGCCGAAGCCCCCAGCAGAGTGGGGCATGTATAGTGCGGCAGGGTTCGTGAGTTGAACGAAGCGGTCAGACCCGTCTGGTAGGGCGGTGTGGATTCTGGCATAGGTAAGGAGTATCGGTGTTTGTATCCGATTGATCGTCTCTAAGTCTGCTCCACGCCTCAGCAAGATGGAGATCGAGTCCATTGTCCCTGAAGTGTATTCAGGACCGGCATCGACGATCGGGTCCTGGAGGTCACTGGAGATAAAGCTACCTATCGAGCGATTGAGGTTGCCGTGGAGGTTATCGCCTGTGCCAAGGATGCGGAGGAATTCGTTCGTAGTGCCGAACAGCTGTTTTGACGGTTGCATCTGCATACCTGTTAGCGCCATTTGTCTAACATAGAGGAGGGCAACCACCATCATGTATACGGCGAAGTCACCGTCGTCACCGTTTTTGTACCGGTTGATGAAGACGGGCGTCTGGGTAATTCGGGTGAGGGCCGTAGAGTGTACGTCGTCATGTAGGTCGTTCATGAAGTTATTGATGATAGAGGTCGTCCGCCAGCCGGACCATAGCCCTTGGAAGACATGGTGTAGTTTGCCATCACCGCCGACTTCGCGGACGTACATCCGGTCGAGGTTGGCTGCGAGCCACGAACAGCAGCGTGAGATATGGCCTGGGTAGTTCAGACCCCCCCAGGGCCCGGGACCGCTCATTTCATGTGCGGCCGCGCCAATTCGATTCCAGAACCGGTGCATCAACTCGACGTGGTGCGCCCAATTAAAGTCGTCGTAGTCGGTAGCGGCAGTTAGCAGCCCGTTTGCGGCGCGTTGGCGCCGTTCTTGGTGTCCAAGGAATACTTCCCAGCGGCTCGCACCGAGCGTTAGGGTAGGGTTGCTTTTGTAGAAGGCGCGCTCTAAAAAGTGTACGACTTGAGCTTCGACAATCCATTGGTCTGGCGGCCCGGGTATTATCTGCCGCAGTTTAGGGCCCAATTCAGTCTTAACCTGTGCGTTGGTCGTAAGAAGAGGGGGTTTTTCAAGTACTTCCCAGAGATGGTCTGTAGGCATTGAGTCTAGCCATAGCCTTTTGTGTGCATCGTGTGTGTCGGTGAGCCAGCTCTTAAGGTCATGCTTTGCGTCACCGATTGAGCCTAGGGGTGCAACATTTATAAATGATGCCTTGAATTCGTCGGGACCGTAGTCAACACGTGGCTGGAGGACGTCCGTGGTAAGTCGACCCAACCGGTTATACGCCTGCTGCGAATACCGTTCCCATAGTAGTTGCGCCTGTAGGCCGTCGGCCGTGTGTGTGTGAAGAGCGTACGGTTTGGGTGGTTTAGATCTCTTCTCAACGTATCCGTCAAAGCCGAGTAGGTCGTCTTGGGCGCGCCCACCCAGGAGAGCAAGGTACATGTAGTGTGTACGGTGGCTGGATAGTTGGTGCACGTGAGTCGCCGGGTGGTTACACCACGTGGGTATGCTTAGTCCCCGTATAAACGCGGGGAGTTTGCCTGTTCGGCGGGTGAGGTTATGGATAGCCTTGCAAACCGATGACTGTTTCTTAAGCCCGTTCGCGTAGACGCCGCAGTCGATGAGTGCGGCGAGTAAAGGTCGCGCTTCGGTGTTGACCATGTAGGCTAGTACTACACCGGCGAAGCCGTGTAGGCCGAGACCTCCCGTACCGGTAACTATCCCTGTGAGTGCAGGGGTGCCGTGTGTCTCGTGTAGGTCTCTGAGTAAGATGACCAACTGTTCCCACCTGATGCGCGTGCGTGCGAGGAGTTCGCCGTCGTCGTAGGGGTATAGCGCTTGGAGAATGCTTTGGCTTTTTTCACTGTCTTTCAGAGCTTCCGGTAATGCGTGTATCAAGCTGTTGATGTGGCCGAGGACGCCAGGGTCAGAAGTGTGTTTGTTGACCCTTGCCTCGTCACGCGCTCGGTCCTCTCGTAGCATTTCGGTTCTGCGCAGCCTGGGGGCAGTCTGCACGTCCTCAAAGGCATGGGCGAGAGAAGTGGCGGCAATAATCTTAAGTGCGATAGGCCGGGTTTTTTGCTGCCCATAGCTATAGGGCCGGTATCGGGTACCCGTGCATCCGGTTGTTGTGCTGTTAAGGCCGATCTTAATCGGTGAGGGGTTGTCTTTGTATGCGGCGGTTAATTCAGTCGCACACCGTCGGGCTTCACGGTAGCTAAGGTTGCGTCGGTAGTATATAACGGCCGAGTGGAATGTGACATCAATGCGTTTACCAAACACAATTGGGTCATGTGAGGCGTAGATACCTGGGCTATTATCATTAGCCTGAGCGGTATTTACTAGCGTCCCGGTGAGCCAGGTGGCTAAGTTCTTGGGTGCACGTATAATGAAACGTTCGTGTGTGGAGTTGGAGAGGAGTTCGGAGACAGGGGTTGTTGCGTACTCATGAGTGCGCCTCTTACCGACTCTCTTTCGGAAGAGTGTTTTAGGGTCCCACATGTGGAGCCCGTGGTAAGTGGTCTCGCGGTCGAGGCCTAAGAGTTCATCGCGCCCGTCTCGGTTGTCTGCGAGAAGGTAAGGATCGTGTCGGTCGATGATCATTATAGCGTCATCGGGCATCTGGCCTGCATATGCCATGTGGAAGAAGGTGAATAAATCAATTGCGGGGATCGCCCCCTGCCGTGCTGATTCAAGAATATCGCTGGTATGCGTTACGAGTGTATGGTAGAGATCGCTGGTAAGGAGCGGGTGGTCGTTCAGCCTTCGAGCTGCGGTAGCTGCGGCGGGATACAGTCTAATGAATGTGTGGGAAAATGGTTCGGTAAGTTCGGTCGCCTGCGTCCAGTCCACGCCACGAGGAGGCACTTCCGTGTGGACCGTCGTACCCTCAGCACGCGCTTCGGGCTTTTGGGGACCAGCGGCCATGGAGTTCGTAGAAGACACGCGTCTCCTACGGCGTCGACGACCCGCACCCAGGACACCCCGGGGCAGCTGCTGAACCCGGGCGCTGGACGCGCCCGGGGGGGGGTGATCATTAGCTCGGGTAGCGGGCGAGTCGATAGCG